TCCGCAGCACGTGACCTCCACGCGCGACCTGGCCACGTTGTCGTCGCACCTGATCACCGATCACCCCGACTACTTTCACTACTACAAGCAGAAAAGCTACACGTACAACAAGATCACGCAGCCGAACCGCAACCGCCTTCTGTGGGCCGACCCCTCGGTGGACGGCATGAAGACCGGCCACACCGATTCGGCCGGCTACTGCCTGGTGTCGACCGCGGTGCGCGGCGACCGCCGCATCCTGGTGGTGGGCAACAAGCTGCCCACTGGCACGGCGGATCCCCTGACGCTGTACCGCGTAAACAGCGGTGACGAGGGCGCCACGCTCTTTGGCCGCGGCAGCGTCCTGCACGAAATGCTGCGCCTGGCGCGTGCTGCCAACAAAACGAGCGACATCTGGGCGCTGGGCGTCGAGGACCTCGCGGCGGGCGTGGCCGCCACCAAGACCATTACCGTCACCGGGCCCGCGGCCGCCGCCGGCACGATCGCCCTCTACATCAACGGTCAGAAGCTGTCGATCGGTGTGGCTGCTGGCGACGCCGCCTCGGCCGTCGCCACGGCGATCGCTGCGGTCGTCAATGGCTACCAGAACGGTCCGGTCACGGCAGCGGCCGCGGCCGGCGTGGTGACGCTGACCGCGCGACACAAGGGCGCCTTTACCCAAGGCATCGGTGTGCTGGTCAACTTCTACGACGACGAGTCCCTGCCGGCAGGGCTGACGCTGGAGATCGCCAATGGCGTTGCCGGCACTGGCAATCCGGATGCGGCTGACGTGGTGGCGGCGATTTCTGACGAGTGGTTCTACACCATCATTTCGCCCTGGAGCGATTCGGCGAACATGGCGATCATCGAGGCCGAACTCGACAGCCGGTTCGGTGGGATGGACATGCGCACGGGCCACGTCTTTACGGGCATGGCCGGCACGCACGCCCAGTTGACAACCTATGGCTCTGCCCGCAACAACGAGCACAGCTCGTTCATCGGTGTGAAGAACCCACCCCAGGCTCCGTACCTGTGGGCAGCCGTACACGGCGCGGTGGTCGAGTTCAACGGCGCCATCGACCCGGCCCGCCCCTTCCAACCGCTCGACCTGCCGGGCCTCTTGCCGCCGAGCCCGAAGGATCGCTTCCGTCGTGAAGAGCGCAACCTGCTGCTGCACGATGGCTGCAGCACGTTCACCGTGTCTCAGGACGGCATAGTGCAAATTGAGCGCGTCGTGACCACTTACCAGACGAACGCCTGGGGGATTGAGGACGTCTCGTATCTGGACGTGGAGACCGTGTGGACGGCGGACTACATGCGCTATGCCTTCCGCACGGCCGTGGCCACGAACTTCCCGCGGCACAAGCTCGCCGACGACGGCACCGACTTCGACCCGGCCCAGCCGATCGCAACGCCCTCGATGATCGCGGGCGTGCTGATCGCCACGGCCAAGTCCCTGGAGAAGGCGGGCCTTCTGGAGAACTTCGAGGACTTCAAGAAGAACCTCATCGTCCAGCGCAGCATGGTCGACCGCAACC